AGAGTGGAGAATGTTCTCTACCTCCCGCAGCCTTCTAGCGCGAGCATACGCTAGAGGTATAAAGAATTTCCTGTCGAAAAGTAACGGATTAGTAGCCTGAGCGCCCGTAAGGATAACGCTTTAGAGCAAACGACGCGAAAAGAACGACTTGAAACGGTAAATTAACTTAACTCTTAACCTAGAAAGATAAAATATTATGGCTGATGGCCTTATTGTACCATCTCGCATTGGACAGGTAGAAGCCTCCGGTGACGCAGATGCCCTCTTCCTAAAGGTTTTCGCTAATGAGGTTCTGACTTCTTTTGAGGAGTCGAATGTTATGAAAAACCTTCACACTGTTCGGACTATTTCGAGCGGTAAGTCGGCGCAGTTCCCTGTTATCGGGAAAGCAACTGCGAAATACCATACGCCCGGTGAAGACGTGTTTGAAGCTACAAACGGAACTAAGTATCCGTCTGTAATCCAGCACAACGAGCGTATCATCAACATTGACGATGTTCTCATCGCGGCGACTTCTATCGCCAATATCGACGAACTCAAGAACCACTATGACGTGCGCTCGACGTATGCTACGGAACTTGGGCGTGCGCTTGCTAAGCGTTTCGATATTGCGACCATGAAGACGCTGTTCGGTGCAGCTAGCGCTGGGCAGGAAAACATCTCTGGAGTGACTGGAACGGGTAACAGAATTGTTATTGGCGACGAGTCAAGCCTGTCCCTTACGGGTAGTGGAACGGCTGAACAACTCATTGACCTCTTTACATTCATCGCACAGCGGTTGGATGAAAAAGATGTCCCTGAGACTGACCGCTTCGCTATTGTCACCCCGGCCCAATACCACACCCTGTCTGCTGCTAACAGTGCTGCAATCCATAAGGATTTCGGTAACACTGGTAGCGGCTCTGAAGGCACTGTCTACAAGTTGGCTGGTATTGAAATCGTCAAGTCGAACCATTTGCAGGACATTATGAACTTGGGTGCTAGCCAAGATTCTGATGACGCTAATGCGAATAACCACCCACACGATACTTCGGCTCCGTTCGAGACTGGTGGGTATAACTTCGACGCTACGGAACTTGAGATGCTGGCAGGGCACAAGTCCGCTATCGGCACCGTTAAGCTTCTCGACCTTGCGGTTGAAAGCGAATACTCCATGTCGAAGCAGTCGCATCTGATGCTTGCTAAGTATGCTATGGGTCATGGCATCCTGCGGCCTGAGGCTGCGGTAAGTGTTGTCAACTAACTAGACCTAACCCTTGAGGGGGTCTTCGTAGTTTATTCTGCGGAGACCCCCTTTTTTTCTCTAATGACTACAGAACTAGAAAGCGTAAACCAAATGCTTGGCCATATTGGCGAAGCTCCTATTAACAGCATTGCAAATTCAGAAGCTTTGCCGGTATCCGCTAATGTGGCTCTCACCACGCTGCGTGAAGTCGCTAGAGAAGTTCAGACTGAGGAATGGCACTTCAATACAGTGACTGACCATTCCATTTCTCCAGATGCTGATAACAAAATCCCTCTTCCGGCGAAGACGCTGTTTGTAGACGCCGTGGATAATACAGACGACTACGTTCAACGTGGTTCGTATTTGTATAATCGCAAAGACAGGACCTTTACTTTTACTTCTTCAGTTAAGGTAGACCTGACGGAAGAGCTGGTCTGGGAGGATTTACCTGAAGTAGCTAAGCGCTACATCACCCTCAGGGCCTCTAGGATTTTCCAAGGAAGAATCGTAGGAAGCAGGGAGCTTGAGTCCCTTATCGCAGTCGATGAGATGCAAGCAAGGGCTAGACTTCAAGAGCTAGACTCACAGTCTTCTGACAGAACCATTTTCGACAGCCAAGACGTTCAATACCGTTTAGGTGTGCGTCGTAAATACAACATAAGATAATGCCGCTCATTAACACTTCGGTGAGTAACCTTATTCAAGGGGTTTCTCAGCAGCCTGACTCTATTCGATATACTGGTCAGTGTGACGTTCAAGAAAACGCTTTAAGCAGCGTAATTGACGGGTTACAGAAAAGACCCTCTACGCAGTTCGTTAAGCGTATTCTTGACGGGATACTAGAGGAAGGCGCGAAGGTGCATTTCATTGAGAGGGATTCCAATGAAAGGTATGTGGTTATTATTCACGGAGACCAGAATAAGACGGTATGCGCTTTCAACCTTTCCACCGGACAACAAGCCACCATATCAGAGCGATACAGAGGCACTGTAATTAGCGCTGAATGGACTAACCCCAGTTGGCTCGATAGCTCCTCCAGACATGACACTCAGAACCTAATTGTTACTTTGTCTCAGGAAGTTCCTGTAGTCGTCCAAGCTGGAGACTCTAGGCTTACTGGACAGAATGCTACGGTAGTAGCGGGGCGTAATGCTTCTGATACAGAATACTCTTTGATTTCTGTCGGAGCTGATGCGGATAAAAAACAAGTAGTCTTCACCGTTACTGACCCTTACGCCTTCCTCCTTTCAGGAGGGCAAGGCGACACTAGTTCCTCAAACAACGTAGGGCTAGGTATTGCTGGCTCTGGTGGTTTGCAGTCTATCGTAGAATGGACGCTAGCTGGGGCTTCTTTGTTATCTCTAGGAGACTCACATTACATAGCCCAAGGAGACTCTGGGTCTACTACGCCGAAGGATGACATCAAAATGCTCACCACGGGGGATGTTACTTACGTGTTGAACACTAAAAAGACGGTCGAGAAAGACATCACTAAAACAAAAGAGCTAGATAAGAAGGCTTTAGTGTTTATCCGCCAAGGGGACTTCTCAAAGAAATACGGGGTAGAAGTCACGAAGAAACAAGCTACCGGGGGGTTTCTCGACTCGACTCCTTTGCAGAGCTTTATCTTTTCTGGGCCTAGTCAGCAAAAGGTTGGTGACTTTTTCTACAACAAGGCACAAAACGCGAACGCTGAGGTCATCTTAGAAACACTTTTTGGTACCGGCTCAGATGTGGTAAACGATTCTCAAAACATCGCAGTAGGCACAAACCAAGCTTTAAACGACCCAGCCGATGCGTCCTCAGGTTACCACCCTGTAGGCACCGACGCAGACTTTACCAGCACCTTGCCTCACCCGTTGCTGGGGACAATAGAATGCACTAAAGATTTCATTATTTCTCCTATAGACAGCCTTAATGGAGAAGCTGTGGGAGTAATTCACCAAAGCGTTAAATCTGTCATAGACCTCCCAAACGTATCCCCCCACCGCTTTAAGGTTAAAGTAGCTGGGGACGCTGATGAAGATACAGACGACCGCTATGTTGAGTTTGTGGTAGACGCTTCAGATGAGTCCACTTTAGACGGAACTATAGGTAAGGGCTATTGGCAAGAAACGGTAGGCCCAGAAGTGGAAAACCGCATCAACCAGAACACGATGCCCCTTGTGCTTAAGAGCACCGCAGAAAACACGTTTGAGCTTTCTCATATTCCCTTAGACCCTGTTATGTGCGGGGACGCAAACACAAACCCTGACCCGTCTTTTGTTGGCTCTAAAATTGACGGAATGTTCCAATTCAAAAGCCGACTAGGGTTTCTTAGCGGCCCTTCCATTAGCCTTAGCGAAGTCAAGTTCGGTAGCTATAATAGCGTAAACGACATCCAGAGTTACAACTTCTACAGGACTTCGGTTGTCTCCCTTCTAGACGGGGACCCTATTGACGTTAATATAGCTTCTTCTTCCGTCATTAACTTAAGGGAGGCTGTAGCTTTCCAAGAGAACCTTATTCTCTTTTCTGATTATGGTCAGTTCTCACTACGAGGCGGTGACTTACTGACTCCCAAGACCGTTGCTGTTAACCCCCTTACAGAGTTTGACTACAGTAGTAGCGTTCCTCCTTTGACGGTTGGGTCTTATATTTATTTTCCTTTCCAAAGGGGAGACTTCACGGGACTTAACGAGTATGCTGTATCAGGTAGCACTGACGTGTATGAAGCTAACGAAGTTACGGCCCACGTTCCTCAGTATATTCCCAAGAACATTACAGCCATGACAGCCTCAAGCGCTGATGAAATCTTGGCGATGACTGACGGCAATGACATCTACATCTATAAGTATTTCTTTGCTAATAAGGAGAAGGTCCTCAGCTCATGGAGTAAGTTCACTATGGGAGGTAATATCAGGGGTATAGGTTTTGTTGATTCTGACTTATACATAGTAAAGACAGACGAAGAATCTACCTTTGGAGACAACCTATTTGACATCCTAGACCCCAGCGGACAGACGCTTCTTTTGAAGCTTCCTCTGGAAACCAAGTATAGAGACCCTGAAGGATACAACACACACCTTGACCAACGTGTAGAGTTTCTTACAGCAGACACCAGTCTAGGGTATCCAAGGCTTGTTCTCGACTACAAGCTAGACGCTTCAGAGACTATAGAAGTGTATACCAAGGACGGTTTGCTTGTCCAAGGGACCACGACAGCAGACGGCACCGGGTCTGATATAGGAAAAACCGTTGTTAGGTTTAATAATAACACGCTCCCTGCGGGAGTCTCTGGACCTTTTTACGCAGGGATTCCTTACACAATGAAATATACCTTTTCGGAGCAGCTGTTCACCCAGCCTACTGAAAAAGGAAAGACACCCACCAACTCAGGTAGAATGATGATTCGCAACGGAACGCTGTTCTTTAACAAGACGGCTCATTTCGTTGTTAAGGTTACCCCCTATCTAAGAGACACATCAGAAGTGGCCTATAATTCTGTTGTAGTGGGTTCGTCTACTATTGGAACTCTTCCCTTGGAAAGCGCGGAGTTCAGGTTCCCTGTTTTCACCAACCCGGAAAAAACAGAAATCACGGTAGAAAACTCCAGCGCTCTACCCTGCAATCTTCAAAGCGCGGAGTTTGAATCCTTTGTCCATCAGCGCTCCAGAAGGTATGGATAGCGTCGTTGAGACTACTCCAGAAGGGCACTCTATAAGAGTCACCACAGAAGCTCATATAAAAGAGCTTAAGGAGAATCTCAGGGAGATGGATAAGGTTGAGGTTGCTTGTTTCAAAAGCACACCTGAAGACGCTCTGAATAAGGCGTTTACCGAAGATGACATAACGCTAACCGTTGTCACCAAGCACGGTAGCGTCATGGCTATTTTTGGGGCAGGGAGACCTAAAGACCCTTATATTTGGATGCTGGGCTCTCCTGAAGTTGACGCTTACTCCAAGGACTTTATTAAGCATTGTCGTAAATGGGTATGGGCCTTAACTGAATTATATGGTCAGGTATCAAACTACATACACGCAGAAAACTTTATATGCCTTAAGTGGCTTGAATGGTGCGGAGCAACGCTCAGCGCCCCTTTAATTATCAACGGAGAATCTTTCCGTAAATTTACTATAACAAGAGACAAACTTTAATATGTGCATTCCACCACCTATGCTAACCGCTTTATCGGTAGCCTCTTCTGTGGGCTCTGGCGTAGCGCAAGTAGTGGCTCAGTCTAGAGCCGCAAAAGCTCAAGCAGAGGCTCAAGAGCAAGCCTCTAACGACCTTGCTGCTCAATATGCTCACACAAACACTGAGCAAGCTAGGGCGCAAGATGAGGCTAATATTTCAGCCGCTTTAGAAGCAGCCGAAGCGCAAAGAGAAGGTGATGAACAAATTTCCAGAGGAACCACAGCGGCAGCTGAAAGCGGTGTTGAAGGCAGCTCAGTAGGGCTAGCGCTAGATAACCTCAGGAATGAAGTGCTAGAATATAAGGTTATGGCTTCTTTGTCAGAAAAAGCCCAAGTAACCGCGCTAGGGCTTGCACAAGAAGGAGCCTCGATGCGGTTTACTCAAGATTGGAGGAGACTCAATCCTCCTATTGAAGGGCCTGATTTACTTGGTATAGGAATGCAGACGCTAGGTAGTGCTCTAGGAGCCTACCAACAAGGGCAGCTATACGAATCTCAGCGAGCTAACTTTAGCATGCAAAACGACCTGTATGCCGCGAGAAGGGCTACAGAAGTTGCGCGAACACAAGCCGCTATAGCAAGTACTGGTAGACAAGCAGCCGCTACGCGCCTTGCTGAAATGCAAACAGAAGGGCAAAGACTACGGAATGAAGGTTACGCCCGCTCTCGTCTACTGCTTCCCGGTTACAGCCCTCCAAGAAACTAAATAAATGAGTCCTGAAGAAAGAAAAAGATGGAGAAAACTGCTCAGCCAGCAGGAAGCTAGAGTACAAGTAAACCCAGCTTCCATCAGACAATTCGGCCCCTTTAGAGGTGCGGTGCGTGAAGGCTCCGCTCAGGGTAGGGTAGAAATACCCGGAACCACCCCAGCCTCTGAAACTAGCTTAGGACGCATGGCTAGCGCCCTGTCAGGAGTTAGTGGGTTGATGAACCAATACAACGATTACCTGTTCAAAAAAGAGGAAATCGCCCAAAGAGGGAAGGCTCTTGAATTTGAAAAGTTCTCTGAAGGAGAAAAGCTGAAACAGGTAAACCAGAGCATCGCTTCTATTGGCTTGGCCACTAAAGCGATAGATGAGCGCATCATTCAGCAAGACCTTCAGAACGACCGCATCGCTCTTGATAATCTTGATATGTATCAAGACAAGCTCCTTGCGGACTTAGATGATGAGGGGTTGTTTAATTTTGCTACGCAACTACAAGACCTGCAAGAGCGCCAAAGAAAAAGAGTAGAAGCAGCTGAGCATGAGGTATCCAAGGACAAAGACCTTAGAGATGATTTACTTGCTGACGAAAGAATACACCTAGCTACTGGCGCTCGCCTTACCCCTCTTTATAAATCAGCTATAAACCAGAGAGTAAAAGACCACCTAGAAGGCATACAGAATTCTGAGATTCCTCTTCCTACTAATAAAGAAGACATCAAAGAGATGATAAGAGGGTGGGCTGAGGAGTGGCTGGAAGAAAAGAAAATCAACCCTAGTTCAAGTGTCGCTAGAGGTCTTTTGGAGTCTACTCAGCAATTCAATCTAGAAGTTCTGGAAAAACACGCTGAGTCTATAATGACAGCGGCTGAAGAAAAGGACTCTGAAAACACAGCTAGAGACTTAAATAACGCAGAAACCGCTACCAATAGTGAGTTTGGATTTTTACCTGAAGACATCGACACCACGCACATAGAAGCACCCGCTAGTGGAGAAGAAACAGAAGGACTTATAAAAGCTCTTGGAGACCTTAATCCAAAACAACAAAGCGCGGTTACACGGGAGCTAAAAAAGCACGGCGTTGACCTACCCACTGTTGTTGACTCTCTTCTTAACCCTCAAATAGAAACCGAAGACCCTCCACTAGACCCTGAGGGAATCGGCACCAATAGTCCTACTAGTGCTCAAGTAAGAATGGGTATTAGTATCGCCCTTCAGGCAGTCGAAAAGTTTACAGGAGATGAAGAGGCTGCGGACATAACTAATAGCGTTGCCTTTAAAAACTTAATCGTCAAACCGCAGGGTAGGCAGATTAAGACACTGAACAACTTAGTGGCTGAAGCTATTGCAGAAAAAGAACCGGGGATTCTAAGAGCATTGGTTAACGTGCCGGACATGTTGGATAAGCTTACTTGGGACGGAGAAAAGGCAAGCGAGCATCGGGTAGGACGTGACATCATAACCAGCCTAGACCGAGCTTTGGTTGCGGTAAGAGAGGATGAGTCTAGAAAAGCCACGGCTCGCGAGGCGTCTATGCGAATCAATAGAGACGCTATCTCTTTAGCGCTTACAATGCCCACAGGAGAAGCCACAGCGTCCTCGTTTAGAAACAGCGTAGCAGCGGCTTTTACCGGAGAGGGGGTCCCTTCTTCGGAAGAGCTAGCAGAGACTATTCGCTCTTCTATGCCTGAACATTTAAAAGATAGCCCAGAACTAGAAGAATACTTGGCTAGCTTTAAACAGCTTTCTAATGCTGAAGCAGCGGTAGAAGCAGATGCGCTTATGGGCTCTGTAGCTAATCACGACGAAGCTCAAAGAAAAGACGAGCTATATTCCGCTAAAAACCAATCATGGTGGAGAAATAGAGCCAAAGATAGCGAGATGGCTGTTTCTTTGAAAGGACTACTTGAAGACCTAGACCCCAATACTCCCGAATACGCGCTAGCTAATCGTATTTTGTTCTTAAACCAAGAAGCCGCAAATGGAAACAGAAATAGCGTTACCAAGCTTTCAGGAAACGCAGTGGCGGAGCTATCTGAAGTTGTAGATGCGTTGAATAAAGAAGAAAACAAGCTAGCTACCGAAACCATAACAAGACTCAGAAAAGAAGCGCGAGCGGAAGGAAGAGCGGTGACCTCGGATGAGATTAACAACGCTTTGAGAGACGCAATGGAAGAGCTTTGGAAGTCTACTCCTAATGTATACCATGATTTTCTAAAGAGGCGCGTAAAAGAAGATGAGGATAGAAGGAAAAGGCTTCGCGGGTTTGAAGAGCAAAGGGAATCTTTCATGCAAGGAGTCAACGAAGACAGAGCAGCTGCAAGCGCACTGTTAAGTCATCGACTTGGTAAAAAGCAACGGGTTCTAGTTGTAGACACTGACGGAGACGGAGAACCAGACACGTTCGTCGCGGATTATGCTGGGCCAATGTCCGCTGAAGAGAAAAATCTAGCGAGACAAAAAGGAACTAAATTCGCAAACGAAGAGCGTAGGGAGTTTCAGCCAGCTATGCTCCAACTGGGAGGAGGGCGAGTAGAAGAACTATATTGGAACGGCCCGATAAAGCTTGAGTCAGCTGCTCCCGAAACGGACCCTAAAATGCTTACAATGTCTATTGACGCTACTGGAGCTGACGAATACTTAGAAACTAGGTATATCGCTTCTGCTGCTAGTGCTGAAGCTAATAAAGCCACTCCTGCTGCTCAGATAAAGTCAATTAAAAATTACCTAGCGGAAACTACATCTTACCACAGGCATCTTAAGGCAGGAGTTAAAAATTATTTATCCCCATCTCCTTGGCAAAGAGAAGATTTAAAAGCGCATAACGAGCAACTAGGAGCGCCCTTTCAAGAACCCGGCGCGGTGCTGCAAAAAAGACTTACGATACTAAACGAGGGCGAATTTAAACCGGGGGTGTTTAGTTGGGGCGTTCCATTCACTGATTGGACTTGGAGTAAAGGAAGAAAAGGGCAAGCAGGAATGATTACTATGGAAGACTATCAAACCGGAGAAATAGCGCGCTTAGCGCCTTTCTTTACAGATTTACAAACTAAAACAACTAGACTCTACAGTAATGTCGTAGATGCGCCTACTATACTTAGCATGGTAAAAAAAGATGCGATTAATAGCGCTAATTTAACAGCGCTAGAAAGAAAAAACCGAAGGCACACGATTGCGACAGCTGAGAGTCTTGTGCTCGGTGAGCCCAGTGTAGCTTTTAAGCTCGCTATGCGAGAGCATAATACGACTACAAAACCACACGTTACTTTGTCGCACGGCTTTATTGAAATGCACCAGCCTTTATTTGAAGGACTTGTTTATACCGACGAATCAAAAAGCAAGAACGCCAAAGACTCAATACGCTACACCCAGCTTTCTAAGGAGCAGGTTAAGACTAAACTTGGAGCTTCTGATGAGCAACTATCTGACATAGCGCTTATGTTTGGGTTTAAGAAAGAAAAGGGAGAAGGTGACTGGGACTCTTTCTACGAATCTCAAATGCAAAGACCCGAATACAAAGCGATGCTTAAAATCGGGGCTCTCAGAAGAAAATAGAATTTTAAGACATGAATATAGGTAAGACGCTAAACACTCTAGGCAAAGCTACTACAGAACCTAGTTCTTTAGGTAGAGGAACTTCTGAAGGAGGCTCTCCTTTGGATTCCGATAATAGCCCTATGCTAGGAGAAGAAACTCCTACGGAGGGCGTGGAAGAGCAAGAGTGGCATGAAGACCTCGGCACTAGAGGGCAAAAGGAGAAAAAGAATGTAGGAGACTATCTTGGAGACATTATTCGTTCCCCTTTAGCCGCTATAGGCGGTCTAGCTGAAAGCGCCTACGACCTTGCGGATTGGGCTACAGGAGATGACTTACTCGCTGACTGGGACCGTGGGCATGGAAGTTGGGGAGAGAACTGGTTCGGTAAAAGCACTACTCTTCCGGGTGGTTTAGTTGAAGGGTTTCTTCAGTTTGCGACTTTCTTCGTTCCCGGTATGCAAGCTTTGGGAGCTGCTAAAGCGCACAAGGCCGCTACGCTAGCTGCTAAGGCCGCTAAAGGAGGGAAAGGAGCATTTGGTAAAAGCACAGCGGAGCAAGCCGCCCGTGTAATTGCTAATAATACCGTAAAGGGAAAAAAGAACTTCTCAGCTAAGGAGCTTAAGCTTCTCAAAAGCGTCAAAAAGAAAAGCCGTCAGTTTGCCGAAATGTCAGCTGTGGGTGCTGTTTCAGACCTCATGGCTTTTAAAGGGCAGGAATTTCGTCTTTCTAATTTGTTAACCAAGATGGGCGGCGAGGACTCGCCTGAAATTATCAAGTGGCTTGCTCACGACCCTAATGAGCCCGAAGAACGGCACTCAGAAATTGAAGGCAGAATTAAGAACATGATTGAAGGGTTCTTTGTTGGTTCTGCTGTTGTTGGAGGAGTGGCGGCAGGTAAGGGGTTGTTTAAGCTACTGAAAAGGCACCCCGATGCCGCAAAGAGCGCTCAAGAAAGAGCAGCCAGAGGAGAAGACCCTGACCCCGCTGCGGACCTTCAAGAAGCTATTGAGCGCAACCCCATCGACCCGGACGAAGCTAAAGCTTTGATTCAAGCTCAGTTTCGTCTCTCTACTGAGGCCCAGAACGCAGGGATTCCAGAAGCTGTTAAAGTAAAAGCCGCAGAGCAGTCTTCACCTTTTCAGCCTTGGCAAAAAAGAGGAGAGACTTTCTTGCGTCCCAAGAAGGGCTCTTCTTACGCAAACGAAAGGACAGCGCGTAGTGGTGTCATCAACACTCACAAGAAAGACCCGGATGATTACGCCTTCCTACCTACCGACGAGGGTAGGGTTGTTCCTGTTCTTAAAGAAGAATTGGAAAGACTTGGCCTAGCTCGCGTCAGAAGCATGGAGGAGATTGCGGCAGCGGACAGGGAGATGATGTCTTTAGAGGAGGTGCTATCGAGGCGCCCCGACGAAATAGACGCACATGTTCCGTTTAAGGACACGGAAGAATTTGATATGATATCTGGCGGGGGAATCATGCACCCCAAAAAAGGAAGGAAAAAGCACCCTGATTTGTATGAAGGGTTTGAAGAGGGGATGTTTGGTGGAGGGGGACCAATTAACAAGATTCATAGAAGGATTTTTGGACCAACGGGGCGGGCTCCTGACCAAGTAGCAAAGGAAATGGGAGCAATGAATCTAATACCGGGAAAAGACGGACAAACCGCTACCGCAGACGATTTGTGGGCGCATCTCGGTAATCTGTATCGAAGAGGTAAAAAGCGAGAAGAACTAGAAGCTCAACAAGCGAAAGATGAGGCTGCATATCAAGCTGCCTCAGCATCCAGAGGTCCTGACGTAGAAAAAGGTCTTACGTTTTCTAAGTTTAAAGAAGCACAAGAACGCGCAAGAGAAATGGAGGGAGCAGAGGGCCTTGAGCCTTCACCGGAGTTCTGGTGGCAGAAGCCAAGGGAAACTACCGAAACCTCAGTAAAAGAAGCCGAAGAAGCCGCGCCGATAGCAAAAGAAGGTGAAGATGTATCTATTCCTTCTGAGTTGACACAATACGCTGCTTGGATTGGAGGAACGCAAAACGCTACCGCAACAGGCCTTCAACGAGAGTTCGGGCTAGGAATTAAAGAAGCACTGGGCGTCATTACTAAACTCGAAAAGCTGGGGGTAATAGGCCCAGATATTAAAGGTAAGCGAGACATCCATATAGAATCAACTATGGATGGCAATACGGGTAAATGGGAAATAAAAAGCGTAAGGGTGCCAAAAGAAGGCGAAGAAGCTTTAGAAAGCGCTGCCCCTAAAGAAGCACCCCCGAGCAGAGACGAAGCGTCCTTGGAACCGCATAAGTGGAACGAAGCTGAGTTGGATAATTTCTTGAAGAGTAAGAATGTCTTACCTTCGTTTATGGATACCGCTACTAAGCGGAGGTTTGCTCTGGATATCCTTAAAGGGAAAATAACAGAGGACCAAATTACGGTGCTGAGAGAAGCGGCAGAAGCTACGCTTAAGAAGAATGGTGGATGGGACCCGAAAAACCCCAGAGCGGTTTATAGCGGAGCGAGAGCCGCAGGGGACCAAGCAGACTTAATGGCTCAATACATGGCGGTAGCTTCCGAGGTATTAAGAAAAATAAGAACAGACGCACCCTCACCCAGTGCTTCTGAGCGAGTAAAACTAGACCACTACAAGGCACAGTCTAAGCTTGCACAAGAAGCCGCTGACTTGATGTCTAGCGTGACGGGCTCTGAGCCAAGGAAGCTCAACCTAGAATACTTTGAGGGACGAGCAGATGAATTGGCTATGTTCCGTGCGGACCAGACTGCTTTGTTTGATGGGTTTCTTGACGCAGGGCGGCACGTAGAGGAAAAGTTTCACGCTTTCCAAAAAGCGGTAGACGAGAGCACCGCTAAAGGGCTTGAGCCAGTAGCGAAAGCCAGAGCGGAGCTATACAGCGCAATGGACTACCACCTGAATGTCCATAAGATGCTCTCTAGGTTTGGCACAGAATACTCTATGGGAATGTCTCATAGGTATTTGATGTTCCACGGAGACACCTACACAGGCAGCTTCCGTCCTACTCCCGTTAGAAGGATAGGCTTTGACACTCCTTCGGAATTTGCGCTGAAAGCGGACATAGACGCTACAGACGCCCTTCACCAAGGGTTCAGAGGGGGAAGAAGCGAAAAGGCTGTAATGAAGAGCATTCGTAAAGCTCTTGCTCACGACGACCCTGTAGAAAGAGCTACAGCTTTGTCCAAGCTTCTTCCGTCAGAAAGAAACCTGATGGGGATGACACAAGAGTGGTATCTGAACGCCCTGCTTGGTTCTCCAGTAACGTGGACCGTGAACCTTACGAGTAACATGATGGTCATGGCTCTAGGTCACTTTAAGCTCACTACTGGAGCGCTACTCACCGGGAACAAAGAGCTACTTAAAGCTAACTTTAGCGCGATGTTCGACATCCAGAATTTTGTTGAAGCGCTTAAGTTCGCCAAGATATCTCTTAAGACCGGAGAATCTAGGTCAATCTCAGGGCATACCGCCTACCATGACAATAGAGTTGACCTTAGTGGACACTTTACATCTCAAAAGTTCGGAGTGCCTAAGCAGCGAAAGGTGACTGACGAAGATGGGAATGTGACTTTAGAGAACAACGGATGGGCAGACGCTATTGACTTTTTAGGAGCTGTTATCAGGCACCCACAAAAAATCATGCTTGCTGGTGATGAGTTCTTCAAACAGTGGAACTTTAGGGCAAGGACAAAGACTCTCCTTGGTATGGAGGCTTATGACAAAGGGATTACTGACCCTAGAAAAATAGCTGAGTATGTAGAGGAAGGGTTTGAGGGCCTGATTACTAAAGATGGGCGCTTCAGAAACGAAGCGAACATTTATAAAGAAGCCTCTCAACAAGCGGAAAAAATGGGGTTGGTAGGTAAAGCTAGAAGCGAGCACGTCAGGAAATACATGGACCGCCACTTCAGGGAGAATGAAATCGTCCTAGAAGGTCCAGAGGGTAAATCCTATAGCCAACAGGACTTCTATAGCAGGAAAGCTCTAGTGGAGACAGGAACAGACTGGGCTCTTGTCCAGACGTTTACTAATAACCCACGTAATGCTCTTACCAAGAATTTGAGTAAGCTAGCAACCTTTAGCCCTTGGTTGACCTTTGTTATCCCGTTTGTCAGAACTCCTGCAAACATTCTTACTTACGCTCTGTCTCATACAGTTCCTATAGGTAAGCCCGGAACAATCAGAAAAGCGGCCATTGCTGGTCAGCTTAATCGGAAAAAAGGGGGACCTACAGATGTGGAGTTATCCTCTATGAGGGAGGTCTACGAAAAGATGGGAGTAGAAACTCCACAAGCAGACGCTTTGGCTCGTAGGTATCACGACGTAATTCGCAGAGGTAACTCTGTAGATGCCGCTGAATATTTAGGTAGGCTCTCGACAGCTGGAATGGCTGTGGGTGGTGTCTTCATGTTTGTAGAGGCAATCAAAGACAATATTACTGGTTCTTCTCCGCAAGGAGGTCCTGACAGAGAAGCGTGGAAAATTGCGGGTAAGCAGCCTTATTCGATTAAAATCGGAGACAAATGGCACAGTTACCAACGCATGGACCCCTTTGCTACTATGCTTGGTATCTTTGTTGATATTGTTCACGGGTTCGACCGCGCTCGGCTTAAAGAACGAGGAATCTTTGGTGATGAGGACGACATTGAAGAAAACGCATCCGTGATTAAAAAGGTTGTAGGGGTTATTGCCACCTCAATGGCGGATAACCTTACCAAGAAATCTTATGTAGAGAACCTTTCGTCATTCTTTGACCTCCTTAGACGCCCCACACAAGCTGGGCCTCAATTAGGAGGGAACATTATTGGAGGCTTTGTGCCTAACGCCCTTAATGTATCTCAGAACGTATTTGAAGAAGAGCCCGCCATCCTTGAATCTAGAAAGCTTCTGGACAAGTTCATGCAAAAGATGGGGCCTTTAAGACCTAACGTAGGTGAGACTCTTTTGACTACGGCTAGGCCTATGCCTCAAAGGAACTTCCTTGGAGAAGTTAGGCGTAAGCAGAACTTAGGAGGTCTCAAAGGTCTATGGCCCTTCTTTTCTAGTGATGTATCGTTCGACAGTGTTGACGTAGAATTGGAAGCTCTTCAACAAGGAAGGGCTACAATGTCTCCTATGCTTACAGCTGGAGATGAAAAGATAAACTTACGTGATTACTTTGACGGAGCTGGAAACACAGCGTTTGACCGTATGCAAGAGATGACTGCTTCTGGAATGGGTGGGGGACCTTCTTTGAGGAAAGCTCTTCGTATGCTCATCGAGTCTAGTAGTTATCAAAATCTTCCTGACATCACCGACAACAATCTAGGACCAAACCATCCTAGAAACAGAGCTATTACGGATGTGATTGACTCGTTTAGGAGTCGAGCAAAACGAGAAATACTCAAAGACTTTCCTGAGCTAAAAGCGGACTACATCAGGATGCTTCAATCTAACCCCTATAAATAGACACCTTAACCAAACAAGCAAATGGCTTTATCATATACAGAAATAACGCTGGGCTCAGGCTCAGGAGAAAACGGACACACCGGAACCGTGTTTGGTCCGTTTACCTTTGAGTATCTAAATACAGACGACATCAAGGTTCAGGTGCGAGCAGCAGCAGGAACTACTTGGACTTCGCTTACGGTTAACAACGTGGACACGACGACCAAAAAGGTCACGCTTTCCGCTACCCCTAGCGCCACAGCAAGCTCTGTAGCTACGGATGTCCTTAGAATCTACAGGTCTTCATCTCTAGAAGCCTTGGTGGACTTCCAGAACGGCTCTAGGCTTAGCGAAGCGGACTTGGACTCCGCATACAGGCAAGGGCTATTCGCGGCACAAGAGGCCGTCGAAGACGCACCCGGCAGCTCTGGGAGGACTGTACAAGCTACAGACGATATCGCTGACGGGGCCATTACAGCCTCAAAGCTGGAGAGCACCTTGGACCTAAGCAGTAAGACGCTGACTATACCGACATCTACTGTGACTACTGAAACTATGGTGACGGCCCTAAAGGGCGCACTAACCCTTGGCTCTGGAATGTCAGGGCAGCTACCAACAGCGAACGGGGGCACGGGGTCCGCTAACACTACTTATTGTAACCTTGCGTCTAATGTTACCGGGACTCTTCCGGTAGCCAATGGAGGCACAGGAAGAACGGTTGACTACGCCCCCGGACTAGTTCTTGAAGAGTTTCTGTCTCCCTGTGACGGAGGCACTGTTAATCTGACGGGGGGACGCCAAGAGGTAGTTGCAAACGTAACGGCGGCACAGGACTTGCCTGATGCGGATTATGAAGACGTTACGGGTTCTACTATTGTTTACACCCCGCCTTCAGGCGCTCAATTTGTTATTTATAAGTTTATTACACACGTCTCTTCGCACGATGGAAACTACACAAGAGCCAGTTTCAAGCTGTGGCTTGACGGCGTCGAAGTAACAGATTTCAGAACGCAAATAAGCGAAGAGAACTTTGACGGTGGAAGAAGGACTTTTGAATGGTCCTTCCCAATCGGAGGAGTTGCCGCAGCCGCTACAGGGCGGGTAGCTACTTGGACAAGTGACAAGACCATTAAACTTTCCGCAAGGGACTGGTCTACTTCTTATGACGTTTCTCTGCATACCACTTATCAGTGGGAAGAGACGTCGAGCGAGCATAACCAATTCTCACGTCCACTAATCGGAATCAAAGCCATTGGATAATCATGGATTCTACACACGTCCCCGCTGCGGTTGGTATAGTAGGTATGCTAGGTACGTTCACTTTGGCGGAAATAAACTCGATGGTAGGCATTGCGGTGGGCGTGACTACTCTTTGTTATTTAATTCTAAAGACTTATAAGGAATGGAGAAACAAGTAGAAACCCAAGAAGAAAGGCTCAAAGACCTTCAGTCCCTTCTCATTGGCGAGTTTATCTCGCGTATTGAGTCAGGTGAAGCAGCTCCTAGCGACCTCAATGCCGCTAGGCAGCTTTTGAAGGACAATGGCATTCACGCAGGTCTCTCCAAGGACAACCCGATGGAGGACCTTGTTAAGATATTACCCTTTGACGAAGCAGCGAATGGCTAGGAACTACAGACAGGAATACGACTCTTACCACAAGAAGCCGCGCCAAAAGAAGCGCAGGGCTGGGCGCAACAAAGCTAGGCGCATGATGATTAAGTCTAAGAGAGCCAGCAAGGGCGACGGCAAGGACGTTCATCACAAGAACGGGAACGCAAGAGACAACAGGAAAAGCAATCTCGCCATAATGAGTAAATCGAAGAACCGCAGCCGCAAAGTGTAACAACATGGAAGTCCCTGAAAAACTCAAAGACTTTCGCAACTTCCTTTACATCGTCTGGAAGGAGCTTAACCTACCAGACCCAACAGATATCCAATATGAAATCGCTGACTACATGCAAAGAGGAGATAGACGGGTTATTATCGAAGGCTTTAGGGGAGTCGGTAAGAGTTGGATATGTTCTGCATACGTTGTCCACCAACTCCTCCTCGACCCAAGTAAAAACATCCTTGTTGTCTCTGCGTCAAAAACAAGAGCAGATGATTTCAGCACTTTTACACTTAGACTCATCCATGAACTCCCTCTTCTCGCTCATCTCCGACCAAACGACAAACAGCGATTCTCAAAAATCTCCTTCGATGTCGGACCTGCGCCCGCCTCCCACGCCCCCTCCGTCAAATCCTTGGGAATCACGTCACAACTGACGGGTTCCCGCGCAGATATCATTGTCGCTGACGATATTGAGGTTGTCAGCAACAGCGCCACCCAAGGGATGCGCGACAAGCTTGGCGAGCAGGTCAAGGAGTTCGACGCAATCATCAAGCCTGATGAAGACTCAAAAATATTGTTCCTTGGAACACCACAGTGCGAAGACACCATATACAACAAGCTCACTGAGCGGGGGTATCGAAAGCGCATCTGGCCAGCTAAATACATAACGGAGAAGGCTAATCAGACCGGCTATGACGGGGCTGTAAGCGGGATATGCGTCTCAGAAGACACCGAAGGGGCCTCTACAGAGCCTCTCAGGTTCTCTGACATCGACCTAGCGGAGCGAGAAGCCTCCTACGGACGCACCGGGTTTGCCATGCAGTTCATGCTGGATACCCGGCTGAGCGACATCGACAGGTTCCCGCTGAAGACTAGCGACCTCATAGTGATGTCTGTAGACCCCGAGGTGGCTCCTGAGAAGCTTGTGTGGGCCAGAGACCCTAAACTGGAGTGGGACTCCTCTGTGCCCAATGTGGGGCTCTCAGGGGACCGTTTCTACCGCCCTATGGAAACAATAGGCTCCTACATCCCATACACAGGCTCTGTGATGTCCATTGACCCCTCAGGACGGGGTAAGGACGAGACCGGATACGCCATTGTTAAGATGCTGAATGGGTATCTGTATGTTGTTGATGCCGGGGGAATCCAAGGAGGATATAGCGACGATGTCCTTAAGGCACTAAGCGTCAAAGCCAAACAACAAAAGGTGAACGCAATAGTGGTCGAAAGTAACTTCGGGGATGGTATGTTCGTAGAGCTTTTCAAGCCCATCCTGACCAAAATACACCCATGCACCATCGAAGAAGTCAGACACAACATCCAGAAAGAGAAACGCATCATAGACACTTTAGAACCAGTTATGAACCAGCACAGGCTGGTGGTTGACCCGAAAGTCATACAACATGACTATGAAAGCGCTCAGAAATACCCCCTAGAGTCACAGCTGAAATACCAGCTAATCTACCAAATGTCCCGGCTCACAAGCCAAAGAGGGGCCATTACACACGATGACCGCCTAGACGCACTCAGTATGGCAGTCGCATACTGGACCGAACAGATGGCTCAGGACGCTGATAAGCGCATCCGAGAGCGTAAAGTTGACCAAATAGACCAACAACTAAGACAATTTGAAGAGTCCTATTTCGGTAAAAAGAAAAAGGCCACTTCGTGGATGTAAAGCCATGCCTACCATAGAACCCCCAAAGTTCCTTAATGTAGCCGGAATACGCATACCAGTTCACGTCAAAGAAGAAATGCCGGGTCGCCTAGCGGAATATGACCCGGAATTACGGTGTATCAACATACACGTTAGCGTCCTCAGAGACCGCCAGTTATTCAGAGCTACGCTAGTTCACGAAGTGATCCATTGTGCCTTAGACTTGGCTGGAATATCGTTCAACACAAGCAGAGTCCTGTCCGAAAAAATAGAAGAACAGGTCGTAACTGCTG